CCGGAACATAGGAGGGTTCGCACATGATGAAGTTCTTAGGCATACTGCTGTTGATCGGGGCGTTCCTTATCTGGCCCCCGCTGCTGGCTATCTTTCTGGTGTTCGTGGCGATAGCTGCGTTCAGCCGAGGCTAAAGGAGGCTATATGGAATACTTCGGAGAGACGATGATGGGCGCCGTGTTCCTGTTGATGGCGTTTGTCGCACACGGGCTGGCTACAGCAGCCGCAGAGCCGTCCCTGCTGGTGGTGGCGCTACTGCTCTACGGCGGAGCCTTCTGCTTCTTCCTGCCCGTCTGCTTGGCGCTGCTGCGGGGTCTGATGGAGAGCCGACGGTGAGTGGGCACTTCGGGGCTTGTGTAAACACCGGACAATTTGGGGCCGGACTGTGTAAGAATTGTGCCCATGAGGAAATACAGCGGTTGCGAACCCATAACCATGCGCTGGAATTGGGATTGAGGGTGGCTGAGGAACGGCTGGCGGAAGCGGGGGCGCTGCTGCGGGAGGCCAGCATGGAATTTCAGCACGAGGCTCCGCTGACCGGCGGGAACGTTCACTACAAGAACTGCTGGATGTGTCGTTATGAGGCGTTCGTCGCAGGAGACAAGCCATGACTAACCTTACCGACAGGATAGCTGCGCTGCCGCCGATGCCACGAGAATTGATGTCAAGAATTGGTCTTGCGGTCGGGTATGAGGCTGTCCTAGCACGCAACGCGCTGCTGTGCGAGGCGCTGAGAGAGTTGACCAGTTATACAGAGGCGTGCGAAGGGTTACTGAATGCGACCAACGCAGGGCAGGTCATAAACGCCCGCGCCATCCTCGCCGCTTGCGAGGTAAAACTATGAGGAGAACAGATGAGTAAATACAAAGACTTGGTGGCCGAGGAGAAGAAGGGGCCGAAGATCAGTCAGGATCAGCTAGGCGGGTGGGAGAACCTAGCGCAGGCGTACCGGGAGTTGGACCCGGACGTGACCTACGCCGCGTTCCGATCCCGTGTACTCAGCGGCAAGTCCGTCATTGAGGCCGGGACAATGCCACGCTCCCCGAGGGGCCGGCCCCGGAAGATCGTTTGAGCCGGGCCGAGTTGGAACTGGAGGCGCAGTCGCTAGAGCCGGGACAGTCGGTACGGATGGTGTGCCCCTTCTGCGGGGGCGGCAATAGCAGGGAGAAGTCCCTGAGCCTGACGCACCGAGAGGACGGGACGCTGCTGTTCAACTGCTACCGGGCGCACTGTTCGGCGGCGGGGGTACTCGGTATGCCAACTGGCCTTGTACGTACAAGGCTGGTGCCGAAACCAAGCCGCACCAAGCCGAATATTGAGGACAGGCTGGTGGTTCTGCCGGATGGCGTGACTCAGTGGGGCATGGACAGCCTACTCCTGACGCAGTACGGAGTCCTGTGGGACCCCGTGACGTTCAGGTATGCCCTACCCGTGTGGTCCCCGAGGTACAACCTCAGGGGCCGTGTGCTACGGGCTGTGCCGGGGTACAACGATCAGCCGAAGGCGCTATCGTGGATGTACGAGAGTGGCGCTTCGTTGGCGTGGTTTGGCAACCGTGCCCTGACTACGGTGGTTGTGGTCGAGGACATCCCGAGTGCCATGCGCCTCGCCAGCCACGGGGAGCGGGCCGTAGCCCTGAACGGTACGCACATGACAGACGAATCCATAGAGGAGTTAGACGAGAATGCGACTGACGTAGTCTGGGCGTTGGACCCCGACGCTACGAGCAAGGCCATGCGGTGGTCAATGGCCACCCGCATGTACTTCCGGCGTAGCGTGGTGCTGATGATCGACAAGGACTTTAAGGACATGACCGAGGAGGAGGTAGACAGGTGGCTGAGCGAGATAACGTGGAGAGACGTAGACGCAACACCGAAAACATGAAGCGATACTACGCCGCTAATCCAGAGAAGTATCGCGCTAAAGCCAGAGCGTATTACCACGCAAACAAGGAAAAGATAGCGCAGAGACGAAAGGCAAGCGGTAAGATGGTTGGGTGGCTTCGAGAGAATAGAAAGAAGTACGCGCTAAGACGGGAGGAAATGCTTAATGAACAGGGAGGAGTTTGCGCGATCTGCGGTGCGGGCTCCGCAAAACGGTGGCACTTAGATCACTGTCATAGTAGTGGAAAGGTGCGAGGCGTGTTGTGCAGCGAATGTAATACTGGTATAGGAAAGCTGCATGATAGCGCGAGTTTGCTTAGGAGGGCCGCAGAATATCTGGAGGCAACATGAGCATCAGAAATCTCTTGGCCTCGCTCATCAGAAGTAGGGCAGCCTACGAAAGAGTGGGCTCTCTAATACCCGACTCTGATCTGAGTGAGCAGGAGAAGTTACTGCTGGTCCACGTACAGGAGTACTACGAACGAGACCCGGAAGCCAAGTGTGTAGATCCAGAACTACTGACGAACGCGATATGCAGGGACTTACAGAACCCAAAGCACAAAGACCAGTTCGCGTCGGTAGTCAAGACGCTAGTGGACATGGAGGTCAGCCCGGCCAACGTGGTGCAGGACTTCATCGAAGTCAGGCGCACAGCGGCGGGCAACAAGCTAGCTACTGCTCTGGCCGCAAGCAAGAAGCAAGATGACGTGGCTCCACTGTTGGAGGAGTACGCTGAGTGGGCGGCAAGGACTGACATTGACACAGTTGAGAAGGAAGTCGTACAAGGTAAGAGCGTGAGGGATCTGATCGCGCCCCGCATACAGGCGGGGGGTCTGATCCGAGTGGCGCCTAGTTCCCTCAACGAGAGGCTGGACGGCGGGCTGCTACGAGGACACCACATGATCGTCTTTGCTCGCCCCGAGGTAGGCAAGACCATGTTCCTCGTGAACAGCGTGGCTGGCTTCGCTAGGCAGGGACTACGGGTGCTGTACATAGGCAATGAAGATCCGCTAGAGGACATCGTACTGCGTACCGTGTGCCGAATGGCGGACATGACAAGGTCGGAGGTCATTGAGAGTCCAGAGCAGGCCGAGGAACGTGCGAAGCACAACGGCTACGACAACGTGGTGTTCGCCGGGCTATCGCCCGGAACGCCATCCGAGATCGAGGCGTTGGTAGTGGAGCACCGCCCGGACGTGGTGCTGATTGACCAGCTACGTAACCTGCACGTGGGGGAGGACAACTTCACCCGCACTCTGGAGAAGGCAGCGCAGGCTGTCCGCAACATCGGCAGGCGCAACGGGTGCGTCGTGGTGTCGGTGACACAGGCAGGTGACTCTGCCTCGGGCAAGTCGGTGCTGGAAATGGGCGACGTGGATAGCAGCAACACAGGCATCCCGTCTGCGGCTGACGTACTGCTGGGGATTGGTATGTCCGGCGAGGACGAGATACGGGGCTTCCGTGTCCTGTCTCTCTGCAAGAACAAGCCGGGCGGCAACCATGACTTCTTCCCAGTACGAGTAGACCCGCAGCGGTCTTGGATCAGGAGCGTGACGTGAGCTATGAGCAGTACCTACCGAAGCATGTGCTCAGGCCGGACCCAACCTTGTACATACAAGGTACGCCCCTGTTCTTGGACTTCGAGACTACCAACCACAGCCGAGGGTCTGCGCTAGATCCGAGGAACAAGCTGGTGTTGGCGGTGTGGCAGCAGGGGTGGACAGGGAACCTGTGCTCCAGCTGGGAGTCTGAGTACAACCAGCAGCCGTTGCTGGATGCGATAGCTGCGTCGGACTACATCGTGGCGCACAACGCCAAGTTTGAGTTGCAATGGCTGGCACGATGCGGACTCGATCTGGAGAACGTGATCGTGTACGACACCATGATAGCCGACTACGTGATCGGCGGAAACAGGTGGATGCTACACCAGCTAGGGCTAGACCGCTGCCTTGAGAGGCACGGCCTGCCGCAGAAGGAAGGGATCGTCAGCAAGATGATTAAGGCGGAGATCTGCCCGTCCGAGATCCCCGAGGAGTGGCTGCTGCGCTACGCGCTACAAGACGTGCGAGTGCTGCCCCTACTGCTGGAGGCGCAGCTAGCGGACATGGAGGACACAAGGCTGCTGCCTGTCCTGTACAACCGCTGTCTGCTGACGCCAGTGCTGGCCGACCTAGAGACGCAGGGGATGCAGCTGGACACCGACCTTGTACATACAAAGTACAAGGAGGCGAAGGAGGCGCACGACGAGTTGGAGGTCAAGATGAACCTCATGACGGGGGGCATCAACACCAACTCTGGGCCACAGCTTGCGGTGTACCTGTACGAGACGCTGGGATTCGAGGAGTTGAGAGTGCGGAAGGGCCGAGAGTGGGTGGACAAGCGGACCCCGACCGGACGGCGGGCGACGGACGTGGATACGATCATGACTCTGACAGCCAAGACGAAGGCGCAACAAGCCTTCAAGGAACTGTACATAGCCAAGAACGCAGTACACACGCAGCTGTCCAAGTACCTAGACAAGTTCAACAAGTGCTGCGATGACGCAGATGGAGTACTGTACGCCAACTTCAACCAAACCAACACGCAAACGCACCGGCTCTCAAGCACGGGGCGGAAGTACTCGGCGCAGTTCCAGAACTTCCCGAGGGCGCTCAAGTCCATCTTCTGTGCAGCGGGTGATGGACGTGTTGTCGGAGAAGCTGACGGCGCTCAGCTGGAGTTCCGCGTGGCTGCTCATCTTGGTAGATGTGTGGCTGCTCTCGCTGACATCGAAGCTGACGTCGATGTCCACACGTATACGGCAAGCGTTCTAACACAGGAGGGACAGTACACTGAAAGACAGGAGGCGAAGGAGCACACATTCAAGCCACTGTACGGAGGACAGTCTGGCACTGAGGCTGAGCAGGCGTACTACCGGGCCTTTCGGGAGAAGTACCCCGGAATCGCAGAGACGCAGCGCGAATGGATTTCGTACGTACTGGAGCACAAGTATCTGGAGACTGAATGGGGACTCCGGTACTACTGGCCGGACACCAGAATGGACAGGAGTGGGTACATTACCAACACAACGTCCATTAGTAACTACCCGGTACAGGCATTTGCTACAGCCGAGATCATTCCCGCCGCGCTGGTCTTGATGTGGCACGTCATCAAGAGGATGGACGTAGACATCAGGCTCATCAACACGGTGCATGACAGCATCATCGCTGACTTGGCAGAGGGAGCAGTCAAGGACTTCCACGCAATTGCTAGGTGGGCGCTGATCGACGGAGTGTATGGTTTCATCGAAAAACTGTACGGAATCAAGCTGTTATGCAGGCTTGGGTGTGGTATCAAGGTGGCCTCCCATTGGGGAGGGACGAAGGAAGAAACGAAGTACGAGGCGGACTCAGCCTTGTATAAGGAGGTTGCATGAAGACGAGTGGTGTGGTTCGGGATACGTATACGAAGGAGTGGACGGGTCGCAACGGCGACACGATCCTACTCCATTCGTTCCAGCTGGACGGCGACAACAAGTACTACCGCACGGGTGAGCGTGCCGTGGTGAACATCCGGGAGTTCGTGTCGTTCGACTACGACGGCAAGGGTAACGTGGATGTCGACAGTCTGGAGAAGAAGGAGGCCCCGGCGGGTGGCCCGCCTGTGTCGGCGCCAGCCCAGCAGCAGGCACGGAGTGCCGGTCGCTCGTTCGGTGGCGGCGGTCGTGGCAAGAACAGCCGCGACGAGTACTGGGACGAGAAGGCAAGACGCGACATCGAGATCGTGGAGCCCCGCATCACGTGGGCTTCGGCCACTAGCGATGCCATCGCTATCGTGACCGCTGCGCTGCAGCACGATCTGCTGTCGTTCGGCAACGCCAACAAGAGTGCGAAGCTGGGGCTGCTGCTGGACTACGTGGATCAGGTCACGGCCCGTCTGGCGACGACGCGCTACAACGCCGCAGAAGTGCTCAAGGGAGCCATTGCGGATCAGGAAGGACTGAAGACGCAGAAGGCAAAGGCCGTCGCGAAGGAGGATACGGATCTTGAATGATGACATCGTGCATGAGAACAAGACGTTCACGGTGGAGATCGGCGCAGCAGCCGAAGCCAACGAGGCCATCGAGTTCGGCGGTGCCCTGTACTGGCGCTACTACATCGTGGTCAACAAGGACAGCGAGGTCGTGGAGTATAAGACGCCGGGCATCATTGACGCCATCGCCTACGCCGAGAACACCATGCGGGCGCTGGACGCCAAGCCGTGGGAGTGGATCGACAAGGCGGCGGCGCTGTCGGGTAAGGTCGTCAACGTGGAGGACATGAACTAATGATCGTGCATGTTGATGGAGACGTGATTGTTTACAGGGCGGGCTACGCCGCTGAGCACACCCTCTATCACGTGCACTACCGGGGCGAGGACGGGGCACAGGCCACCATTTCCTTTGATGGCGCCAACGACTACAAGGCGTGGCTGGAGAAGAGTGGTCTGTCCCCTATCGACTACTGGGTGGAGAACGAGATACAGGTGGAGGACGAGAGTCTCGCCGTGTACAACGTACGCTCCATCATAGGAGCGATAGCCGAGGACCTACAGGTGGACACCGAAGACGAGATCGTTGTCTACCTGTCGGGGCCGGATAACTACCGGAACGGGATCGCACAGGTGAAGCCCTACAAGGGCAACCGCGATCCGACCCGGAAGCCGGTCCACGCTACGGCGCTCAAACAGTACATACGCAATGCGTACAACTGCAAGGTGAGCGACGGGCAGGAGGCGGACGACGACATGGGTATAGCGCACTTCTCCATGTGGGAAGTGGACCCGGACAGTACGTGTATCGCTACCATCGACAAGGACCTCGACACGATCCCGGGAATGCACTACAACTTCGTGACGAAGGAGTCGTACCTAGTCTCCCCCGAGGAGGCGAGCAAGTTCTTCTGGCAGCAGATGGTGTCAGGAGATCCGGTAGACAACATCCCCGGCGTACCGAAGTGGGGGAAGAAGAAGGCAGCCGACTACGTGGCCAAGCACTGGCCCGATATCGTCCCCGCCGTGCGAGCCTTGTACGTACAAGGCTACGGTGAAAAGGCGGACGAGGTCATGCTGGAAATGGGCAGGCTGCTGTATATCAGGCGTAGGCCGGATGAGTGGTGGGAGCTACCCAAGGAGGTAAGCGATGCAGTTAGCGGAGAGTAGTGACGCATACAAGGATGAGCCGTATGTCTTCACGAGCACGGGCCGCAGGTTCTACCTGAACAATCCCGAGTTCTTCATAGACGACGTGGCACATGCCTTGTGCAACAACGTGCGATTCAACGGGCACATCAGGTTCCCGTACAGTATCGGCCAGCACTCGATGCTGGTGGCGCACATCGTAGAGCAACTGATCGGGCCCGACATAAGGAGTAAGCGGGCGGTCATGTTGGAGGGATTGCTGCACGACGCGAACGAGGCGTACCTGACGGACATCCCGTCGCCGTTCAAGCAGCTGTTGCCAGACTGGCGGGCCATTGATAAGCACCTTGAGTTGGCGATGCGGGCGCAGTTCGGACTGCCTCCTGAGCGCCACCCTCTGGTGACGCAGGCGGACTGGTACGCCCTGTTCATGGAGGCGAACCTGCTGTTGCCGCCTGATGCGTCAAAGCACTTCAAGGACCCCCACGGCCTGAGGGACCCCGCGCTGGAAATGATGTATGACCTACAGCTTCACGAGGAGATCCAGCCGATGCGGCTGGAGCGTGACGTACACAACTTCTGGGCAATGTTTGGAGAACTACGGAAATGAGCAGATTGATTATCAGCACAAACGACAAGGTGCCACGTGTGTCCGAAAGGACGACGTTCTACTTCGTTGACTACGAGATCCCCGGCCCGCTGGTGGCCCGGATGTTGGCGATGCAGAACTTGGTGGACTTCTACAACGTGACCCTTCGGGGTCTGTCCGAGCGTCGGCTGGCGCAGGACACCGCACAGACAATGGTGGAGGAACTGTGGCACGAAATCGAGGAAACGCTCCGTCGGTTCGATGGGGCATCAGTAGAGCCGAGGCTCAGCGAGAAGGCTACCGCAGCACCTACGAGTGCGCCATTGGCCGACAACTCGAAGCCGAAGGAATCCCGTTCGAGTATGAAGCGGAAAGCTACACAATCCTCGTCCCGACCAGCAAAATCTACGTCTGCGAAAGCTGCGGAGAAAACAAGTGCCTGAAGCGGGCGACGTACACGCCTGACTTCTTCTTCAACAACAGGACGTTCGTCGTAGAGGCTAAGGGTAGGTTCGACCCAGCACATCGAATCAAGGCGCTTGAGTTCATCAAACAGTACCCGGGCATTGAGTACGCCCTCCTGTTTGAGGAGAACAACAAGCTGTCACGAAAGCGCGCGACACGATACACGGACTGGTGTGAGAAGCAGGGAATTCTGTGTGCGGTAGGGCTGATGCCTAAGGCATGGCTAAAGGAGGTCGAGTGATGGCAAAGCATCTGATGGTTGACATAGAGACGCTGGGGGCTGGACATCTGCCAGTCGTAGCAAGCGTGGGTCTGTGCTCGTTCGATCCGGAGAGTGGTGAGATAGAGAAGCCGCATACCCTGCTGATCGACGTTCTAGCACACGAGTGGGCATCCGTCGACGTACGGACGGTGCTGTGGTGGTTCAAGCAGGAGCGGTCAGTTGTGGCCGCTACGTTTGAGGCTGGCCCCCGTGTCTCCATGAGCACCGCACTGGAGGAGATCGAGAAACTGGCCCGTGTGTCAGACTCCGTGTGGGCCAAGGGCACGGACTTTGACCTTCGTATCCTGCAGGACTGGTGGGAGCAGGCCCGGCCACTGGACGGCACGTGGCCAGATAGGCTGGTGCCCTACTGGAAGCGGCGGGACGCACGGCCCATGTTCGACATCATACGAGACCGACTCCCGCAGCGGGTAGGACCGAAGCACGACGCTGGGGAGGACGCGTACTACCAAGCACAGGTCGTGTGTAAGGCGTTTGGACTGAGGAAGCTGATCAAGTGAGGCTACCAACTGACGACAAAACGAGAAAGGGCCAGTGGCCCTTGTGGGACTTCATGTTCAAGTACTTCCCCCTTGCGTGGCTGGAGGTCGTGCAGGTTGCCGTCAAGGGTAACGAGCAGCACAACCCCGGAGAGCCGCTGCACTGGGCACGAGGTAAGAGCATGGATCAGCTGAACACCGCCTTTCGCCATCAGTTCGACTACGGGCTGGGGGTTAAGCGGGACACGGACGGCCAGCACCATCTGGCCAAGGCCATCTGGCGACTGATGGCACAACTGCAACTTGACATTGAGGAGGAAGCGAAGAATGTACAGCGTGACGAAGGAACAGCTACAGGCGATGCTGGCGGTGATCGACAGGGGACACTGGAACTTCACGGTTGGGGAAATGGCCACCATGTTGATGTTGCGCAGGGACCTGCATGGGATGCTTACCACACCGCCATGGGAAGCCGCGTCTTCGGAGGACTCAAGTGATGGAGAAGCCGAAGCTACTTCTACTTGATATCGAGACTGCCCCCGCAGTCTCGTATGTCTGGCGCCTGCACGATGAGAACATCAGCATCGAGCAGATCATCAAGCCGAGCCGCGTCACCTGCTGGTCTGCCAAGTGGGTAGGTCAGAAGGGCGTGATGTTCGCTGCCGAGTGGACAGTCGGGCGGGAGCCCATGCTGTACGCCATCAACGAACTGCTCGGTGAGGCGGACGCAGTCATCACGTACAACGGCGACCACTTCGACTTGCCGAAGTTGATGGGCGAGTTCGTCAAGCACGACGTGGGCTCGCCCGGGCCGCTCACCAGCATAGACCTGTACAAGACGGTCAAGAAGCTGGGGCTCCAGTCGGGCAAGCTGGCGTTCGTGGCGCCGTACCTAGGGATCGGGGAGAAGGTGAAGACGGAAGGGTTCAGGCTGTGGCGAGCGGTGGAGGAGGGAGATCCGAAGGCGCTGGCCAAGATGGAGCGGTACAACAAGCAGGACGCCCGCATGTTGGAGAAGCTCTACACGAAGCTGCGCCCATACATCAAGAACCACCCGTACCTCGGGGTCGGCAGGCCAAGCGAGTGTCCGGCCTGTAACAGCAGCAGGGTACAGCGTCGTGGGTTGCGCCGGACAAAGTCGTTCCTGATCGAGCGGCTGCACTGTCAGGCGTGTGGGTCGTGGTTCGACGGAGTGAGGAGCAAGATAAAGTGAACGAACTTCAGGTGCAGACGATCCTCTCCAACCAGTTGATGCTGTGGGAGCAGTGCACGAAGATGGAGTGGGTGGACAAGGACACTGTGAAGTGCGAACTGGTGGAAGGCATCATGCCGGATGGTGCCGTCTGCCGGGGGCTCATCAAGTGTAAGTCCCGCCGCGATGCGGCGGATCAGTGGTTCAACTACGTGAGGTCACAATACGATGCGAGGACGGCAGAGCAAGAGGCTAAGGCGGCTCAGCGAGCGGAAGCATCTAGAGCTAGTGGCGGAGAGAAGGATCCAGCCCCCGGGGTCGATGGAGGAGACAAGACTCCAGCTGAGGCGTCTGTACAGGATAGCGAAACGTCAGTGGAAGACATCCTGCAATCCAAAGTCGCTGCTATCGGTCGATCTATCATTGACTACACGGCAGCGCGTACAGCAAAGATGGATGAACTCGCGCTCCTTGACGCCCGGCTGATATCGCTCAGGAACCAGCGAGCGAAGGCAGTCGCGGCGATCAAGGCGATGAGGAACACAGATGATTCCGATGCATCCTAAGTTCGCCGCCCGCATCGCTGGTATCGTGCGGGCAAAAAGAAGGGCTGTTGGCCCAGACGCCACAGCCCGATGGTGGGAGCAGAGGTTCGGGCATTTGCCCGACATCTACTTCAAGCAGGTGATGGAGGAGTTGCAGAAGGACGGGAAGCCGAAGCGACCTACCCCTGCATAAGCGACAGGGAGCGTGACCGGCACAGATCAGAGAACACCACGTTCTCGATCTCCACGCCGTAGCGCCAAGCCTGACGGCGGCACATCTTGGTGAGGTTCTCCCCGAACTCGGGGCTGGGGAGATCCTCCCAAGACGCGCCACGGACCACGTCCGAAATGTTCCCGAACACGCAGTCCTGTATCACGTGGTCTATGCCCTCCACCTCTAGGAGGGCTTTCTTCACGTCTCGGATGTTGTAGCGTACGACGGCAGAGCAGACCACGGTCGTGCCGTCCCGCAGGGTGAGGGTGAGGTTCCGGGTTGTGTCGGTCCTCGTCACCACGTTGTCCGTCAGGGCCATGTCGATCCCCATCGGAACCATCCAGTGGAACCCGGGCCCGATCTCCCTGTGGAACCTACCAAGCCGCAACACTACCCCCCTCTCATACTCATCCAGCACAGTCCAGAACTGGAACAGCCCGAGGGTCTGCAGCAGCAGATCTATGAGGCGGTCTAGCATTACTCGGTGTCGTACTGCCTACGACGCCACCAGCGCACACCAACCGTCGCCCCGAACATGGTGCCCAGAAGGATCTGGTACCACATGGGCGTCTGGCCTAGCGACTGGAAGCCGGCCAGCACGATAGCTGGGCCATCGAGCCACTCGGTCCTGATGAAGGCCAGCACAGCAGGGATGCTAACAACGAGTAGCGTGTACTCATCCTTCCAAGACGAGGCGGCCTGCCTCGCAAACTCCATTTCCCAATTCGCATCCGCAGCCAAGCCCTCACGAATGAGGTCCGCTTGGCGATCTGCCGTAGCCCTGATGTGGGCTAGGGTGGCCTCGTACTTCGCGGCCTTGAGTTCCTGCCTTCGATTCCAGTAGGTCGCTACGGGCTCAACGATGCCCTTCCCAAGTAGCGCACCAATCCAATCCAACGGTGTAGCCATGTATCCTCCTTACGGACAGCCGTAGGCGTCCTTCACTTCGGCCCACGTACTGGCCACAGGCGAGTGCCTGAGGTTCATACGTACTGCCGTCTCCCACCCGAACAGCGTAGCCTCGTACTCTAGGAAGCACACGTCCCACTTCGTGGGATTGGCAGGCTCTAGGTCGTGCCACAGCTGGAGGTAGTGTACGAACTCGTGTACCATGATGATGACCGAGTCGGGTGTTCCCTCTAGGTCGTCGTCTACGACAATGGTATCCCCGCCCCCGTACAGGCCCCAAGCCTGATCCCACCCAGCGGCAGGAGAGTAGTCCACCTTGGGCTGCGGGATGTTCTCGCACGGGTACTGCGTGAGTTCACACGCCGTCTTCCAAGCGTAGTCCTGGCGCAGCTGCTCCTTCGGGTTGTCGCAGCCAGTTGCCAGCACCGCCATCAAAGCTACCGCAAGTCGTCCGGCCATTGTCCTGTCTCCATCATCTTCGCGAGCCTGTAGGCCCGCCTCCCGACCTGATCCGCCCAACGACTGTCTAGCATCATTTCGGCGGCTTCCTGATACCTACCGGCGCGGATACTGTTGAGGGTCATCTTGAACTTCAACAGCCCTTCCGTGCCTAGGTTGTACGCCATGTCGATCAGTACGGCTTGGCGTACTTCGTCGAGAGTAGAGAATACAGGTAGGACATCCTCTAGCCTTGTACGTACAAGGCTGACTCGGTTACGGAGGACAAAGTCGATCTCCTCCGGGAGGAGGCCGACGTCATCCAGATTGAACCCAATGCCGATGGTCAGCTTGCCTACCGTGTCCCGGTAGGGGAAGGTGCGCCTTCCCTCGTGCAGCTCCAGCAGCTTCAGGACCTTCCCGTCAGGGCCGCCCACAGCTTCTTGAGCCATGCTATTAGGCGACCGATAGGGCCAAAGGGGAGTTGGGCACCCTCACATCAAACTTGAAGGACTCGCTTGACGCAGCCCAGTCTGAGACGCTGCCGTTGGCTGCAACGGTACGGGCGGACAACTCCAGTTCTACGACGGGCGGGAGGTCTAGCTGCGACAGCGGGACCTCGCCCGTGCCATCGCCGAAGGACACAGGCACCGCAACGGTGGGCACCCAGTTGGCAGATCCCACTTCCCTGACCGCGAACTCAGTACCGGCGTAGTCGGCTGCGCCGAAGGGCGTACCGTCCGTGAACTGGGTCGGGTGGGTGAATGAGACCTTGGTGGGGTTAAGCTTCATTAGCGGCTCCTGTATTCTGTTGGCTTGGTGTAGGGCGGGAACTGCGTCTTGGCGGCCTGCTCGGCTTTGGCCTTACGTAGCATGTTGTCCACTATCTCTTGGAACTTGTCGGGCGCAGGCGGCGGATCTTGCGCTGGGTCGACCACCCTATCCACCTCTCCCGGACGCGACGGCTTGGGGGACGAGGGCTTGTTGGCAGGCACTCCCGCTAGTCCAGCGTTTCTCATTCGGATATTCTTTGAGTCAAGGCCCGTGTCCTTGAACATGAACCACCACTCCTCGTCACTAGGATCCATCGGCGCCGACTTCTTTCCTGCCTGTAGATACTTGTTGACTCGGTTGTACTCGTCCCAATACATCTTCATGTACGGGTACTTCTTCAGTTCCTCGGGCGTCATGTTGCGGCGCCACGAAGACACGCGGGCCACGATCTCTCCGGGGTTCAGCAGGTAGTCTATATACGTGTTGGCCCTTGAGGAAGAGGCTCCCTCGTAGGGGTGGCCCCAGTTTTCGGCGTACTGGACACCGTGCTGTACCTCGTGAGAGGCAACCTCGTCGATGTTGCCCTCGCCCTCAATGCGGATTCTTCCGCCGGGCTTCCCGAGGGCGCGACTCAGTTCGGCCCCAAGGCCATCTGGTGGAGAGAACGCACCGCCCGTCCCACTCTGCTCCATGCGGGCAGATACATCATTCCAGAACCCGGGGTACCGTTCTGGGTCTATGGCCGGATGTCCCTTGATGACCGTATGCACAGGCCCCTCGTAGTCCCCAAGCCTGTTCTTCGGAAGCTGCGTCGGGCGCTTCACAGACACACTAGTCTCCGGCAACTCAAGTATCCACTTACCGCCGGGACCGATCTGCCACCCGGTCTTTTCGTAGATCTCGCTCATGGGGCGCCTGTCGCCCAGCATCTTGCGGGCAACTTCGAGCCCTTCCTTCTCGACTGCCTTGGCTCCCTTTTCCCCGATGACTACCTTGCGGACAGCGCCGATCCCCTTACCAAAGGGAATGATGCCCGCGCTAGCGAGGCTGAGTTCCAGCTTTGAGGCTTCCGGGTCGATGGCTGCCGCAGCCGTGTCGGCTGCCGCCAAGGCGGTTCCCACGCCGGGAACGAACCCGAGGCTGATGCCCAGCACCGGGTTCTCGTCCCAGAACTTCCTATAGCCCTGCGCTGCCTTCAGCAGCAGTTCTCCGATAGGACGATCAGCCATTACCGCTCACCCTCACGATCTCGGTTGGAGGCGGAGGCCGTCTGCGCACCCGCCGTAGCCGCGAGCCACGTGGACAGTTCCGGCTTGGAGTACTCGACGATGGGGAACTGCCCGAGTTCGCCCTCGACCAGCAGGTTCTTGATGTCCCGCTTCGTGAGCATACCCGTACCGAGCCACCTGTCCATCAGCTTGCGGGCGGTACGAACCAACGCTCCCTTACGGGCGATGGAGTGACCGACGGCCACGGACGAGATAACGCTGGTGGCGAACGCCCCGTCGAACTTGGTGGGGTTGGTGCCCGCCGCCTGCTCTGCGGCGTGGGCCAAACGGCGCAGCTTCCGCAACTCAGATATGGGGATCTCCAACTCCTGCACGAGGCTGTAGTGGTTCTGTAGCAGCTTGTCGATGTTGTTGATGGCGCCCCGGAAGTTCGTCTTGTCCGCAAACATGGGAGCCAGCGCGTCACGGAGCACGGCCTTGCGGACGTGCGTGATAGCTGCGTGGTTGGGGCCGAGGATCTCCTTGAGACGCCGCAGGGTAGAGACTGCCTGCGTCTTGGCAGTCATGCTGCTCATGCCGATCAGCAACCGGTACGCCCCCTCCGGGGTCATGTCCTTGAGGAGCAGGCCACGCACAAACTTGTTGGCGTTGAACCGCTCGGCGTGGACCCGGTTAAGCTGCCTCGCGCCCTTCCACAGAGCGATGGCGTCCTCGTCTCCGCTGATGGCGCCCTTCTGCAGGAGGTCATCAATACCATCGTCCAGAGAGTTGCGGATCTGGATCAAGGCACGGCCCTCTGGGCTACCCGGCTTGGCGGTCTTGATGCTGCCGTTCAGACGGCGCCGCATGATCTCCAGTTCGTCGAGGTCGATGTGTGACCTTCCGGTCTGGCCGAACCCACCTGTCTTGGTCTTGATGCCGGTGTAGAAGTCGGTGAGTTGCTCGATCTCCTTGAGGCGGGCGTTGTAGACCCTCCACTTGGGATCGGCGCCTTCCTTGAACACCTGAGCCCGGGCCTTGTCGACCGCTTCCTGAATGGGCTTGAGTTCTGCCACGGCAGTCCTTGCCCGAGCCGCGTCGAACGCATCGTCCACGGCCTGCTTGCTGACGCCCTCCGCCGTGCGGACAGCATCAATCACTTCATCGAACCCCTGCCCCTTCTGGGTGCCGCCTACCAGCCGCTCGGAGTATCCCCGAACGCTGTACGGGAGGTTGTCGTCGAACAAGTCCACGCCTTCCGCCGTGGCTTTAGCCGCCAACTCGTCACCCATCTTGTTGTTGGCCCGCCACGTGGCAAACCTCTTGGGCACCTTCATGCCGTGGAACCCCAGCACAGCCGGGATACCGTAGACAGCAGTCTTCATGGCAGAGGCAATCTCGGGGCTACCTCCCGCCTCAGCGTAGAGGGCGTCGTCCACCTTTTGGGTCAGGTGCTCCACCGTCGGGCCGACCATGCGGCCAAAGACCTGTGCTGCCTCGCCGTCAGGCAAGTCGGTCAGCAGGTCCGCCGTCTTCTTCTGCCAGTCGGCTGCAACATCGTTGGCCGGGCCCGTGCCCGCTGCCCCGACTGCCAGCCCCGCGAGACCGGCGACACCAGAGACGGGCTGGGCGATGGTGCTCGTGGCCGCAAGCATGCCTGCGTCCCAGATACCCTCCAGCCAATCATTGCCGCTGAGGTCGCGCCAAGTCTTCTCTTTCTCTGGCTGCTGCGGCTGCTCGGCAGGCTGCTCAGAGCCGCCAAAGGCGGCGGCAACCTGCTCCGGGCTATCCGCTTCGACCTCGAAGATTTGGCCGTTGTATTCGACTTCGTAGATCTGCTTTGCCATTACTGAGCCTTCGGCCTCATGCGCACACCATTCACAGTAACCCACCCCTCAGCATCCGGCTCGGACGCTGTCGGACCAACGCCCCGCTCTGGGGTCGTGTCGGGGAACGCAGAGTTGAACGCCCCCTCCACTTCGTACCGCTGCTGGCGCAGGCGGGACTGGTTGCCGGGAGTGATGATCTTGTCCCGGAACTCCGGGTCAAAGTTACCGATGGTGAAGTCCAGCGTGTCGTAGGCACGGTTGTACGAACTCATGAGGATCTTCTTGATCGCCACGGGATCGTTGAGGTTAGCGCCCACCATTTCGGCAGCGCGCTGCACGTCCGAGTCCGAGAACTGCTTGGCTCCCGACTCCTGCGTACGGGCCTCGATGTACATCAGTTCGACCATCAGCGCCCTGTACCGATCCGCCAACTCTGCCGACTGCCGAAGGGCAGCGGGCATGGCGGAGTCGAGTTGCTGGGCGTACTGCTTGGCGAACCTCTGGCGACCAGAGGTCGTGTCGAGGGTGTACTCGTTGCCGTCCTTGTCCTGAGCCGTGAAGGCACCAGTCGCTCCGACGATGTTGTACAGGTCGTTCGACCAGCGGTTGACGAAGGACGCGACCTTACCGGCGTTGCCGGCTGCGATCATCGTACCCGTCTTGTCGCGGGACTCGCTGAGGACGCCGATGACTTCCAGCATCGTGCGGCCCCGGCGGTCGAGTGCCGTGGCCAGAGCGCGAATCTCTCCCATTTCGGTGTTCGTGGCACCGAAGCCGGCACCCCGGCCACCCCTACCCCAAGCGTCGGGACGCGTGGGCGGCTTGGTCGTGTACTCACCCATAGCAAGGCGAGTGCCGTCAGGCAACTCCACGGAGCCATCCTCGTTGACGTAGGCGTACAGACCCTTGTTGGGGTCCGTCTCGCCGTACATCCAGATGTCCTGCAGGCCGGCGCCAGACTGGCGAATGGCCGAAGCCTTGGTGTTCTTGAGGTTGGCCGCAGCCTGGTCGGGCAGCAGTTCGGACGCCTCTGACTCATTCTTGAGACGATTCAGTTCGTACGCCTGCTTCTCCTTCATCTTCTTGGCCTGCGAGTACTGGGCAGCCGCCTCGGCCCCGATGTCGGGGAAGCCGTACTTGAACGCCTCGTCTGCGACGATGCGCATGTACTCAAGCTGCTGGTCTTCAGCAGGGGCGTCCGGGTTCTCCTTCCGCCAGTTGTTGATGCGCAGCTGGGCCGCGTCCGTAGCCGCCTTCTTGACTTCCATCTCTGGCGTCAGCTGGGGCTTACGGGTCATGAGTCCCGCCCCCAGCATCGCGCCAATCTGAGAGGCGCTCCGCTCGGAGGGGAACTTGTAGTTCATCCGGTCAACTAGGTTGAGGGCGTTCTCGGTAGCAACCTGACGCTGCTCCCTCGCCACTTCTTCCGGCTTGACCTCCAGCCCAAGGGCCGCAAGGAAACCGGGATTCTGCTTTAGCGCCATGTGTGGCTCCTTAGAACTGGATCTGCGTGGGCAAGTTGAGGCCGCGGCCGAAGCTCTGGTTCATGCTGGAGAACATGCCCGGGGACATGCTGAAGCTGCCTCCGCCTCCGCCGAATCCACCAAAGGAACCGCTCATCAGGCCCCCGCCAAAGCCGGAGAGGAACCCGCCAAGGGGACTCTGGCCTGCGCCCTG